CCCGCACGCTACTGGATGACCCGCTGTTCAACGAGGCATTCGACACCCTCGAGGCAGGAATCGTCGGGGCGCTGCTGGATCTGCCCATAGAGGCCGACGACAAGCGCCTGCGCCTGGCGTGCATGCACAAGGCCGCCCAGGAAGTGCGCAAGATCCTCGCCAGCTACGTGGCCGGGGCTGACATTGCAAAGGCCGAGATTCTGCAAGAAGAGCAGCAGAAGGGCCTGATGGAACGAATCAAGGAGATGGTACGCCGTGGATGACCGCGAAGAACTGTTCAAGCAGGCCCAGGATATGGGTCTGAACCCCGACAAGCGCTGGGGCGCCGAGCGGCTGCGCAAGCTGATCGCTGGCGAGCCGGATGCGCCGCTCGAGCCGGCGAAAGAAGACCCGGTGCCGACCCTGAAGGAATACATCGCCCAGGTCGAAGGCAAGCACGTCCAGCGTGACGTATTCGCCACCCTGGTGACGCACCCGACCGCGGAGGATCGCGTCTACCCGGGCCGCTACAGCGGCATCCGCGTGCGCCGTGGCCCGCTGTCTGTTCGGTACAGCGACGGGACGACCGAGTAATTCTCAACCCGATCCGCGGCGGTTTCCGCGGGGCGACCAGTTAGGACCAAGCAATAGGGGCTGCACTTCGGTGCGGCCCTTTTCGTTTGCAGTCACACCTGGGCGGCACTGAGTTCTACCCATGGACAACGATACGCCTGAACAGACCACCTCTCCCGAGGACATCGCAAGCTTCCTGCTATCCCCCGACGAAGGCCAACCGCAGAGCCCGGAGCCGGAAGCGGGGAATCAGCCGGACGCTGAGATCGAGGAAAGCCAGGTCCAACCTGACGATACGGACGAATCCGAGGACGCCGGCGACGACGCCGATAACGACTCCGACGAAGAAGCCGAGCAGCCCGGACAAGCCAACACGGCCCCGGCTGATGATCAGGTAGTGACCTGGCAGACCGCAACCGGAGAGACTTTCGAGGCCCCGATTTCGGAGCTGAAGGCAGGGTACATGCGCTCTGCGGACTACACGCAGAAGACGCAGGCGCTGGCCGCGGATCGAAAGGCGGCTGAGCAGGCATTGCAGTCGAAGGTTCAGGAAGCCGAGCGCTATACGGCTGACCTGGGACGCCTCGCCACCATTGGCGAGCAGGTCAAGACCTACGAGACGTGGCTTGCGCAGGCCGCGCAACGTGGTGAAGACCCCCAGGCCATCGCCCAGGCTCAAGCGCAGTACGTCCTGCTGCGTCAGCAGCACGAGGACGCACGCGGCGCGCTCCTGCAGAAGCGCCAACAGCTGATGCAGGAGTCCGAGCAGCAGCGCGCCCAGGAGTTCCAGCAAGCCACGCAAGCGGCACTGGAGCACCTCGGCAAGGTGATCCCGAACTTCGACGCCAACACGCACATCCCCGCGATGCGGGAGTACGGCCTGAAGGCCGGCTTCACGCCCGAGGAACTGGCCCAAACGTCTGACAAGCGGCATTTCGAGGTGCTGTGGAAGGCATCCCAATGGGACGCCCTGCAGGCCAAGAAGCCGGAGGCGGTCAACCGGCTCAAAGCCGCGCCGCCGAAGACGACCAAGCCTGGCACTTCGGCGCCGCCTCCCAACGCTGTGGAGCGTGCGACCAAACAGTTCAAGGCCAAAAAGGACGTGCATTCGCTTGCCGCCCTACTGGCCGCCCACGATCTCGTATAGAGGCTCATCATGGCTAAACTCGCCAATTCATTCGCCACTCAGAACGCGGTCGGTGACCGCGAAGAGCAGGCCGACAAGATCTACGACATTTCCCCCGAGGAATCGCCGTTCCTGTCGTCCATCAAGCGCGGCAAGGTCAGCTCGGTTTTCCCCGAGTGGCAGACCGACATCCTGGCCTCGGCCGCCAACAACAAGGTCGTGCAGGGCAACGAGGCCACCATCAACGCCACGGTGCCGACCGTGCGCGTGGGCAACCGTACCCAGATCAGCGAAAAGACTTTCGCCGTGACGGGCACGCAGGAGGTCGTGGACAAGGCCGGCCGCAAGTCCGAAGTCGCCTACCAGGCCGCTCGCCGCATGCTGGAACTGAAGCGGGACCAAGAGTTCGCCGCGCTGCAGAACACGACCGCCATCGCTGCAGCCGATGCAACGGCGCCGCAGGCTCGGGGCGTGGCTGGCTGGATCGCCACGAACAACAGCCTGGGCGCGACGGGGGTTGCCCCGGATCCCATCACCAACACCGCTCCGACCGATGGCACCCTGCGTGACCTGACCGAGGATCTGCTGAAGGACGTGGCGCAGCAGGTGTGGGAAGCCGGTGGCAATCCGACCAAGCTGCTCGTGCCCGCTGCCCTGCGTGCCACGGTGTCCGGGTTCACCGGCATCGCGGAGACGATGAACGACGTGAAGTCGAAGGCCGCGACCATCGTCGGCTCGGCGGACATCTACGTCGGCGACTTCGGCACCTACGCGATCGTCAACAGCCGCTACAACCGCGCCCGCGACATCTTCCTGATCGATCCGCAGTACTGGGAGCTGGGCACCCTGCGTCCGATGACGATCAAGACGCTGGCGGTGACGGGAGACAACGAGAAGCGGCTGATCAACTGCGAATGGACCCTGAAGGCGCTGAACGAAGCGGCCTCCGGTGCCATCCGCGACGTTGAGGCGCCGTAACTCATCCCCTCGTAGCAGCAACGGAGCCCCGGCAGCAATGTCGGGGCTTTTTTTATGTCCGCTCGCATTCTGGATCGCTCCCCTGGCTCGGTGACCAAGTTTCACGACCTGGGAGACAAGTTCGTCATCGCCAAGACGCAGGACGTAGAGGCCGTCGTGGAGGACGCGAAAGGCCGCCACAACGTCGGCGCCGTGCAAACGGGAATGGGTGACAAACACGCCATGCGCGTGCCGCTGATCCTGATCGACGCCTGGGCGCGCAAGAGAGGGCTTACCTACGGTGACGTGATGCGCGATCAGAAACTGCTGAAGCAGTTCGTGGCTGACCCGGAGAACGCAGATTTCCGGGTCTGGAAGGGGGCACTGTGAGCTTCGTTCTACCTGGCGGCTCGGCTCCGTCCATCGTCGCCGATGCGGACTACCTGGGTTTGCGCCAATCCGTCGCACGATGGCTGAATCGGACCGACCTGGATGCCCGGATCCCGGATTTCATCCGCATGGCGGAGCAGGAACACCGCCGCGACGTGCGCGTGCAGGCCATGGAGCAGGTGGATACCGGGGTGCTGCAACAAGGCGTGCTGAACCACCCCGACGACTTCCTACAGGCCCGCATGCTGACCGTCGAAGGGCGGCAGTACACCTATGCGGCCCTGTCGAACTATCGGCATTGGCAGCACTGCGGAGAACGCCGCAGGGTGTTTACCCATGTCGGCCAGACCATAGAGGTGCTGGGCGGCACGGATGGGCAGTACGTACTCGATTATTGGGGCTCGTTTCCCCACCTGCAGGACGACACCGACACGAACTGGCTGCTGCAGAACGCCTATGACGTGTACCTATTGAAGGCCTGCGAGAAGGGCTGCATCTGGCTGCGTGACGCGGACGGCGCGACGGCATTCCGGGCGCTCTATACCGATGCGCTGGACCGGCTGAACCAGTCGGAGTACGACAAGCGCTGCAGCGGTTCTACGCTGTCGATGCAGTCGCCGGGGGTGGTGTGAGCCAGGTTCTGGGATTCGCCCCGGACGCCGATCCTACGCCGGCCGGCCTGATTGTCGATTGCTCGATGATGCTGCCCTACGAGCTGGGCATGCGCGCGGCACCCGATCCGGTCAATGTGGGCCTGCCTGCGCTCGATAGTGATGCGCGCGGAGCGTTCGTCGGCAATGATCTCGCTGGCGCGCGGCGGCTGGTGGTCGGTACGGCGTCTGGCCTGTATCAGGCGGGCTCCGGTTCTTGGACGGATGTGTCCGAGGCCGAATACGAGCTAGGGCTGGATGATCGGTGGTCACTCGCGCAGTTCGGTGACTCGATGCTGGCCGCCACCCCCGCGTACGCGATTCAGCGGTCCGTTGGCGGGGCGTTTGCGACCATCGAGGACGCGCCCAAGGCAAAGATTCTGGTCTCGCTCAAAGGATTCGTGCTGGCGTTTGCCACCAACGACTCCATTTTCGGGGACTCGCCGGATCGCTGGTGGTGCTGCGCCTACCTCAATGAGACAGATTGGGTGCCTAACCTGGCCTCCCAATGCACGACGGCCAGGCTGGTCGAATCCGGTGGCGCATTCACCGCGGCGGCCCGCTTTGGTGACGACGTTGTGGCCTACAAACGCAACGCCATGTGGCTGGGGCGCTACGTGGGCGCGCCCTCGGTGTGGGATTTCATTCCAATCGCTTCAGATATTGGCTGTGTGGGGCAAGAGGCTGTCTGCGACACCGGCATGGGCCATATCTTCGTCGGCGTGGACGACATCTACCTGTTTGACGGCAACCGCCCGCAGTCCATCGCCAAGGGGCGGTGCCGGGATTGGTATGTGGCCAACCGCGATCCGAAGGCGATCAGCAAAACTCGCATCTTGTGGGACCGCCAGAACGCGCTGGCGTGGATCTTCTTCGCGTCTATCCGCGGCGGCGGTGCCGTGGACTCGGGTCTGGTGTTTCATCTGAACACGGGGCGGTGGGGCAGGGCGGATCTGGCGGTAGAGGCCGTGGTGACGTACTCGTCTCCCGCCATCACCTACGATTCCGGCTCTCCGATCATCACGACCTACGATTCCGGCCCGCAGATCGCATTCGATTCCCCTTTTTGGAACGAAAGCCAGGAGATCGGGGCGGTGATAGACAGCAGCCACACGCTCAAAACCCTGAGCGGCCGGCCTGCGAACTCGAGCTTCACGACCGGCGATTTTGGCGCCGATGACGCGTACACGATGTGCGACCAGCTGCGGGTTCGGTACAAGGTCTCGCCCGATTCCGCGACGGCGACGGGCTATACGAAGAACGATTTGGGGGTGGCTGTGGCGCAGGCATCGTCCGCGCTGCGCGATGACGCTGCCTTTGACCTGCGGCAGTCTGGTCGCTGGCATCGATTCCGCGTCGATCAGCAAGGGCCTGCCGAGGTGCTGGCGATCATTCCTCGCCTGAAAGCGGCTGGGCAGCGATGAAACAGCCGACCAATACCTTCTTCGACGCAACGTCGTTGCCTCGGCTGGCCCGACAGCTGAACGACGTGGTGCGCCGCACGAATGAGCAGGTCAACGCCTTGACGGAAGGACGTTTGGCCGCAGAACACACGGCGTTGCCGGAACCCCCGACGAACGGCCCTTACGCGGTGGGCGACATCGTGCCGAACCTGGCCCGCGGGGCGGTGCTGGGCGACGAGGGCAGCCAGTACCTGCTGCTGGGTTGGATGTGCACGGCGGCGACCGAGCCCCCGGAGTGGGCAGAAATGCGCGTTTCTACGGGTACGTGATGGCAGAACTGAAGCAGATCCCCGCGGCGTTCATCGACCGGGCATGGAAGGACGGCGCCCACATGCTGTCCGAGGCCTGCGCGCAGTCCGGCGGCGAGATCACGGCGGATCAGCTCAAGCTCCTGCTGTCGCGTGGAGAACGGACGCTGCTGGCCGTGATGAATGACGGCTTGCCGGTGGGGTGGGTTGTGGTGCGGCTGGATCAGCTGCCCAACGTCCGCGCGCTGCACGTCTGCGAGCTGTATGCCCCAGGCGCGACGTTTGAGGAATGCCGGGAACAGCTGTGGGAGTACGCGCGGCAGAACGGGTGCAGCGAGGTGCGCTGCTCTGCCAAGCCGGCCCAGGCACGGTTGTACCGGATGCGCTGGGGCTTTGAACCGATTTATGAGACGTTGCGAGTGCAACTATGATCAGTCACTTTCTGAACTTCAAGCGGCGCCCGCACCATCGGGTCTACAAGGGCGGCGGGGGATCGTCCACGACGACGACAAGCATCCCGAACGAGCTGAAGCCGCTTGCCGAGGCGTACACCGACCGCGCCCTGTCGCTGTCGAACACACCATACACCCCGTACACGGATCAGCGGTTCGCCGACCAGAACCAACTCCAGACTGACGCGTACAACAACCTCCAGGGGCTCGCGAACGGGCAGGGGGGCATGTCCGACTCGTCGTCCGCCATGCTCGACCAGATCGCCAGCGGGCAGGGGAACAACCCTTATCTCGACCAATTGGTGGCGAATGCGCAGCGGTCGGTGACGG